CCGCATCGCCCGCAACGTGGACATCAACGCGTGGATCGGCAACCAGTCGCCCGACAAGTGGACCTTCAGCGGTTGGCACGATCAACTGTTGGCGGCCGTGCTCGGCACGTACAACATCAGCAGCAACCCGACCGGCGGCAACGTGGGCACCACCACGCCCACCAGCGGCGGAAGAGCCGGAACGGATGCGCAGGGCGTGTACAACATCTGCACGGCGCTGATCGAGGCGGCCATGGCCACGCAGGTGGTGAGCGGGGCGGACTTCGCTGCCGACATCATGGCGGGCAACGCCTACATCGTGATGAACCCGCTGAACCGCGAGTACCTGCGCCAGAACTACGCCAAGCTGCACGGTTTGGCGATGCCTGAGCATGCTCCCGGCCTGGCCGGATTGCAGAACAACGCCTTCGGCGCGTTCAACTTCCCTGGCTACTCCATCCCGGTGATCACCGCTCCGTGGATCCCGCAGAGCACGATCATCCTGTCCCGCAAGGGCAACCAGGTGTTCGGGTATGACCTCCAAGCCGCAGGAAACACGCTCGACGTGTGGCTGGCGGATGACCACGACACGATCCGGTGGAAGTTCCGCAGCATGTTCGGCGTAAGCTGGCGCGAACTCACCGGCAACGCGGTGAAGGTGTGGGGTCCGGCTTCCTAACCAAGAAAAACGACCAACGACATGGCATGTAACATCACGGCAGGAATAGGTCGCCCGGATTGCCCGGGCGAAACCCCCGGAGCATACGACACGATCTACCTCTACAACCGCAGCCGCGTGACGTTCACCGTGGCGGGCGATGATTCGGTTGAACTGGTGAACTTCCAAGGTGCGGAGGGCTTCTATCAAGTGGTCGCCAAGAAAGGATCCGTGGTCTGCTCGGAAGAGTTGCAAGCGGCAAGCGGCGTCACGAGCTACACGCACACGCTGGTGTTCTCGCTGGCCGACCTGAGCATCGAGGCCCGCAACTTCGTGAACGACCTGAACGGTGCGCAGCTTGGCGCCATCGTCCGTACCAAGGGGGACAAGTTCCTCTTGTACGGGTACAACGAGGGGGTGGCCATGACCGGCAACACGATGAGCACGGAGGTGGATGCGTTGGGCGAGACGATCACCCTTTCGGAGGAAATGGTGAACGAGAAGACCAGGCGTTTCTGGGACACTGACCTGGCCACGACCATCGCGGCCATCACGCCGATCGTCGCCAGCTAATGGAGGGCGAGAAGGATATCAAGGCTACACCGGCAAGGGGGGGATCCCTCCCCCCTGAGCCGAAGCCGAAATCTGTGACGTGGATCCTGGCCAAGGGCGATCGTTTGATGATCCCTGGACTTTTCGAGATCACGAATGCGCACTTGACCAACCCGCGTATCTTGGACGCAATATCGGCGCACGAGGCGAAGAACGACATGCGTATCTTCGGGCGCGAGATCATCCGCAAGGGGTAGTGTTCTGGGGTGGTTTGTTGACGGTCGGGGGGTGGAGACGCCCCCCGTTCCATTAAGATGGCAAAGAAGAGAACGACAGCGGCTAAACGGGCGCGGCGGGTGAGCTTCAAGGCCTACCTGCGCGAAAGCAGTGTCGCCCCCGTAGTGGATCGCGGTGTCATCGCTCAGGATTGGGTGTGGCACGGAATGGATAACCTGTATCCGGTACACCTCCGCAAGTTGGTGGACAACTGCGGGCCGCTGGAGCGGTCCATTACGCAGCTATCGGAGTTCGTCGCTGGCACGGGGATCACCTTCGTGGATAGGGATGGAAAGACCATCGAGGGGGCGCAAGAAGTGTTTCAGGAGTGGGTATCCGAAATGGGTGAGGAGGCATTCCTTGCGCGTTGCGGTTACGATGTTTCCCACGGCCTGGGGCTGACCTTGACGGTGCGCCGGGCCTTCGGTGGCGAGATAGCGCGCGTGGATCATTCACCGCGCATGGTGTGGCGCATGGGAAAGACGCGCGAGGGCTATGCCCCCGTGATGTACCGGTCGGGGGATTGGGCGAAAGCCCTGAGCGATGTCGAGTACAAGCCCGAGGGCGTGGAGTTGTTCGACTTCACCGGGAAGATGCGCACCGAGGAGGGTGTGATCTTCGAGCGCCAGTACCATCCGTTGGAGCCGGTCTACGGACGCCTGTTCTGGATGGGAGCTATGCGCGCTGCCGAGGTGTGGGTTAAAGTGGACAATTACAACCGTACCCAGATCGATACCGGCTTCACGCCTTCGGTCATCATCGGGACGCGGTTCGAGGGAACGGAGGAAGAGGTAGCGAAGCACGAGGACGATGTGAACCTGACCATGACCGGAAGCGGCGGGAAAGGTGCCGTGGTCTTCACGATGGGCGCCGCTGAGGAGGAGCCGTTCTTCCGTGAGCTATCCCGTGGCAACCATGCAGGGGAGTTGGATCAGATCGGAAACCGGTGTGCGGATGTGATCTACGACACCTTCGGCATCCCTTCGCTGCTGATGCGCGACCGCGAGGGCGGACTAACATCGCAGGAACGCGCCATCGCCATCCGGCTGCAACAACTTCAACGCACGGTGGTGGCACGTAAGCAAAGGATGATAACCGCGCCCCTGGTGAAGCTCATGAACCTATCCGGCGTGCCGGTGTGGGATGCGCGCATTGCTCCCCTTCAGATCTTCGATCCGGTGCAGAGTGAGAAGGTCATGGTGTTGAGCCGTTCGGTGAACGAGGTGCGCGCGGATGCCGGTTTGGAGGCGCGGCCGGATGGTGAACAGATCCTCGCTGAGGTCGCGCGCAATGGTGACGGGAACGTTGACATCCAGACGCCATGAGTTGGAACACTACGCAGATCATTTCCCCTGCCACGGTGCGCACGCTGTCAAAGCTGGCGGCCGGTGTGGAGGATCGCAAGCTGTCTTCAGGGATCGCGGATGCGCAGCGCGCGCTATTGCAGGCGCTGGGCGTGGTGCTCTACACGATGATCGAGGATGCGGATCCGGTGACGGATGCCACCTTGGGCGGTGATACCGGTCTGGCAACGCTATACGATGATCACGCGAAATACTTTCTGGCGTGGCGTGCCAAGGCCGATTCCATGCCTGACCTGTGGGCCGAGCCGGATCGGAACGGCGTGTTTCAGCGCGCGAACGAGGATCATTCCACGGTATCGGGGTCAACGCTGAACGTGTTGACGGCGAAGGCTGCGGCGCGTGCGGATGCGCACATGAACGACATGATCGCCTACCTGAAGGAGCTTGATCCTGCTGACCCTATTCGCGTGGCGTGGGATACGGCAACGGATGGGGAGAAGCGCAGGCCAGCGGGGAGGTCGAATGTGTCGGGTCGCCTCAGCGTGCGGAAACACCCATGGCAGCAATGAGCGACGCACAAAAGGAAAGCATGAGCCTTGCAATGACATGGATCTTCCGGGTTATGACCGGCCTTGGTGCGTTCTTTCTGATCCAGACGTATGCGCTTGTATCGAAGACCAACGAGATGATCCAGTCGCATCTACTGCGCTACGAAAAGGACCACACCGAAATAGAGGTTCGGGTGCGCACCATCGAACGGGATGAGGAGCGTGAACGGGAACGCGACCGCACGAGCAACAATAACAGGGCATGGTACCCGAAGCCAAGTAAACAGACGAACGAACACGAAGATTGATGAACACGATCCTGACCAACTTTTTCTCCAGCATGGAACCTGTGATGATCCTCGTCGCGCTCATTTCCTTCGGCCTTCACCTCTACGGAAAGTGGATGAGCCGCACCGAGCCGGTGAAGTTCTGGGCGTGGGTGAAGGCCAACGCGCATTACATCGGCTACGCCGTGGCCTTGGGATCGCTGGCCTCACTGATGCACACCGAGTTGATGGACGTGCTGGGCTTCACCAAGCCGCTCACCTATACGTTCTTCGTGTGGTACGGAGGTGCGCACGGCGTATCGCAGGCCCTCGGCATCAAAGCCGCTGGCGAGCAGCGCAAGGCTGAAAAGAAAGGCTGATGCGCACGATCCACCTTGACCGGATCCTGATGACGAGCACCTTCACGCTCGGCAAGATCTTGGTCGCCGGGGATCACGGCGTTGGGTTATTCGAGTGCGTGAGCCTGGAGTTGCCGTGGCGCGGGAACCAACCGCGCACATCGTGCATACCCGAGGGAACGTATCCGATGCGCTTGGAGTGGTCGCCTTCCTTTCGGGATAACCTGTGGGAACTGAAGGAGGTACCCGACCGGTCGGAGGTGAAGATCCACGCGGCTAACTACGTGACCCAGCTAAGGGGCTGCATCGCGCCGGGACTGAAGGCGGTGGACATCAACGGCGACGGCACGCTGGACATATCCAGTTCACGGGTGGCCTTCGTCCGGCTTATGGCCGCGATTGGCGCTACACGGAAGGCAGAGATCATCATCCGCAACCTTGACACGCCTTGGCGTAACTGACCCCAACCGCATGAGATACCTGAACCACGGCCTCACGGCGATCCTGATCCTTGCGATCGCATACGCGATGCTTCGCGGCTTTCAAGCCGAGGTGGATGG